AAAAAACTTTGATAGAAATTAGCAATAATACAGGAGAAGATGGTGTACCAGATGGTGGATATGTTCCAAAGGGTAAAAAAAGAGTATTAGACGGACAAGATGGTACAAATAAAGAAGAAGAATGGTATACAAATGGTGGATATACACAAACCGATTTTCCAATTGCTGATGCAATATTTGGAGATGAAGATGCGGAAGAAAGAACTGTAAGATATACAATTAAAAATCTTCCGGATGTTGATTATGTAGAAACCGAATTTATTAAAGAAGGATTATTATTAGAAGGTGGTGCATACGGACATATGAGTCACCCATTTGATGATATGGATTTAACATTTGGTGATTTAAAAGATATTATAACAAAAGCATTGAATGGTGATTTGGGTGTGGTTAGAGAGAAAACCGATGGTCAGGCCTTAGCAATTAGTTGGAAAAATGGTAGATTAATAGCAGCAAGAAACAAAGGACATCTTGCAAATGCAGGAGCAAATGCAATGGGTATAGAAGATGTTGCATCAAAATTTGGTGGCAGAGGTGGATTGACAGATGCATATAATTTTGCAATGAAAGATTTATCCGCAGCTATAAGTGGTTTATCGGATGCACAAAGGAAAAAAATATTTAATGAAGGTAAATGCTTTATGAATTTAGAAGTTATTTGGCCAACCTCTGTAAATGTTATTCCTTACGGTCAGGCATTGTTAGTATTTCATAATACAACTTGTTATGATGAAAAAGGAAAAGCAATTGGTGCAGATGGTGGTACTGCTAGTACTTTGGCTGGAATGATTAAACAAATAAATGCAGATGTTCAATCAAAATATACAATACAAGGCCCACCTATAACCGAAATTCCAAAAAATGATAATTTAAGTTCAAAACAAGGAAAATATTTATCTAAATTAAATAAATTACAATCTGAATTTGGATTAAAAGATTCGGATAATGTGGCGGATTATCATCAAGCATGGTGGGAAAATTTTATAGATAAAAAATCTCCGGCAAAAATTGATAAACTTACAAGAGAATCATTGGTAAGAAGATGGGCTTTTGGTGATAAAAGTTTTAGATTAAACACAATATCGAATCCAAAATTACAAGAATGGGCAATAAATAATGATAAAGTAAATGTTATAAAACAACAAAAAGATAATATAAAACCATTCGAAGAAATATTTTTGGGAGTAGGTGCAGATGTTTTGGAATTTGTTGGGAGTGTACTAACAGTTCATCCTGAAAAGGCAATTAGAAAAATGAAACAAAAATTTAAACAAGTTGCTGACCAAGTAAGAACATCAGGAGACCCAGTTAAAATTCAAAAATTAAAACAAGAATTAAGTAGATTAAATCAATTAGGTGGAGTAGAAAGAATAGTTGCAAGTGAAGGTTTGGTATTCTTTTACAATGGAAAAACATACAAACTTACAGGTACATTTGCACCACTAAATCAGATACTTGGTATTTTTTACTCTTAATTTGATATATATTATAATAATAAACAGTTACAAAAATAAACATTAGTATGGCAAAAAGAAAAAGTTTTGATGAGAAAAGTAAGGGGATGCACAAATCTCGTAAACTCATTATAGACACAGTTTTTGGAAGAGAAGATAATACTCAAAGAGTATTTGGTTATGAAAAAGTAGAAGATACCACAAAAAGAGAAGTTGGTGAAAGATGGACTGATACTGATGGTAAAGAATGGGAACAAAAGGAAGGTTATAAAATTGCAGTTTCACAATTTGATGATGTAAGGGATTATTTAAAAAAACTTACAACATGTAGAGATGAAAGTTGTAAAACAATAAATTACACAAAATCCGATAAAAAATTAATTGTAAGAACAGGATTTTGTATTGATTGTTTATCCAAAAAAGAAGCTGAATTAAAAAAAGATGGAACTTATCCATTTTATGAAGATTACAAAATATCTCAAAATAAATTGTCATATGTTAGAGATATGAAAGCTAAAATGGAAGAAAGTTTGGCAGGGATTAAAAATCATTTTGAAACAGTTACGGAAGATGGTAGATTAGAAAAGTGGGAATGGCAAGTTGATATTGAACAAGTAAAAAAAGATTTAAAAGAAGATATTAAAGGTGCATATGAAGCAATAGAATTATTGTTACAAAGAATTGCAGCTTTAGAAGATAAATTACGTGAATGTAATCATCCAGAATTAATAAAATAAAAATTATGAAAAAATTATTGAATTTAAAAAACATCGCAATTGCAGTATTAGTAATAATCGTATTATTGGAATATTTTAACCCAGGTGGTAAAATGCCAGGCAGAACTATCAGAATTGATGGTAAAAAATACGAAGTAATCAAACATGAAATAGATACATTTGAAGTTGTAAAAACTAAAGTAGTAACTAAAAAAGGTGCAGATATTGTACATGAAGTTATTGAACACGACACTACAATTAAATTGGTAGATGTAGATACTGCAGCATTATTAAAAGATTATTTAGCAAAAGTAGTTTACAAAGATACTCTTAAATTAGATGGTGATTTAGGAACAATTGCATTAACCGATACTATCACAAAAAATAGAATTTTAGGTAGAAGTTGGGATGCAAAAGTAAAAGAAAGAACAATAAAAGAAACTACAATAGTAAAAGAATTACCTAAAACAAAAGTATTTGTTGGTTTCGAAGGTGGATTTAATAAAGCAGATGTTGTTTCTCATATGGGAACTGGTTTAATGATTAATACAAAATCAGATAAATTATTCCATTTGGGTGCAGGTGTGGCAAACAGAACAGTTGATGGAACAAATGGTAAATTATCACCATATGTTGGAGCTGGTTTGTATTGGAAAATTAAATTGAAAAAATAATGTCAGTACAAGGGCAACCAAAGAAAACCCTTAAAGAGATAATAGCTGAAGAATATCGTAAATGTGCATTAGACCCCATTTACTTTATGAAAAAATATTGTATCATTCAGCACCCGGTGAGAGGAAAAATACCCTTTCACCTTTATCCTTTCCAGGAAAGTTGTTTAACGGATTTCAAAGACAATCGTTTTAATATTATTCTTAAAAGTAGACAGTTAGGTCTTTCTACACTTTCCGCTGGTTATATTCTTTGGAAAATGTTATTTAACCAAGACTTCAATGCATTGGTTATTGCAACTAAAGTCACAGTAGCAAAAAACCTTGTAGAAAAGGTAAGAGTAATGCACGACCTACTTCCTATTTGGTTAAGAGATGGTAGTAGTTCATCGGTTGAAGATAATAAACTTTCTCTTAAGTTAAAAAATGGTTCACAAGTAAAAGCAATTGCATCTTCACCAGATGCAGGTCGTTCTGAAGCACTATCCCTATTAGTTGTGGATGAGGCGGCATTCATTAGAGATATTGATGAAATTTGGTTATCGGCACAATCCACCTTATCAACAGGTGGTGCTGCGATTGTATTATCAACTCCAAATGGTGTGGGTAACTGGTTCCATAAAATGTGGGTAGAAGGTGAAAGTGGTTCAAATGGTTTTAATAATATTAATCTACATTGGACTGTTCATCCTGAAAGAAACCAAGCGTGGAGAGATGAACAAACTCGTATTTTGGGAGTTAAAGGTGCAGCACAAGAGTGTGATTGTGACTTTGTGAGTTCTGGTGATACGGTTATAGACCCACAATTATTGATGTGGTATAAAGATACTTATGTAATGGAACCCGTTGATAAGAGAGGGTTTGATGGTAATTTGTGGGTATGGGAACATCCAAATTATAATAGAGCTTATATGGTAGTTGCCGACGTGGCAAGAGGTGATGGTTCGGATTTTTCCACTGCACAAGTTATTGATATAGAAGATTGTTCTCAAGTTGCAGAATATAGAGGTAAAATAGAAACAAAAGATTTTGGAAACTTTTTAGTATCACTTGCAACCGAATATAATAATGCACTTTTAGTAATTGAAAATTCAAATGTAGGTTGGTCTACTATTCAACAATGTATTGATAGAGCATATCAAAATTTATTTTATATGAGTGTTGATTTAAAATACATTGATGTTGAAAAACAAATGTCTAATAAATTTTACAGAGATGAAAGAAAAATGGTTGCAGGATTTAGTACAACATCTAAAACACGTCCATTAATTATTTCAACATTAGATACTTACATAAATCAAAAAGATATCCTAATTCGTTCTAATCGTTTGATAGATGAATTATTTACATTTATTTGGAATGCGGGAAGAGCAGAGGCAATGAAAGGATATAATGATGACTTGACAATGGCATTATCAATAGGATTATGGGTTAGAAATACGGCTCTAAGATTAAGACAAGAAGGTATAGATTTAACAAAAACAATGTTAAACTCAACACAAGTAAATCAATATACAGGAATCATATCGACAGGACATTTAAAACAGAATCCATATGAAATGGATTTGGGTAAAAAAGGCACCGAAAATTTACATTGGTTAATTGGATAATTTTATATTTATAAGTTGATATGACACAATTGAAAAATATATTGAAAGAAGATTTAAATAAGTGGTTTAAAGAAAAGTGGGTCAATATTGGTAAAAAGGTAGATGGTAAACACCCACCATGTGGAACTTCTGGAGAAAAAAGTGGTTATGCAAAATGTGTTCCTGCAGCAAAAGCAGCAGGAATGAGTAAAAAAGAAAAGGAGTCTGCAACTCGTAGAAAGAGAGCAGCACAAAATGCAGCCGGTAGAGGTGGGAGTGATAGTAAAGGTCAAGGTAAAACACCAATATATGTTTCTACCAAACCTAAAAATGAAGATTGGAGTGAAAAATATAAAAGAAGTATAGATTGTAATAATCCAAAAGGTTTCAGCCAAAGAGCACATTGTCAAGGAAAGAAAAAAAATGAAACTATGAATATAGAAGAAAAATTAAATCTTTTTTTAGAAAAGAATTGCCCAACAGACCCTGGTAAATGGGCAGCATCAAAAGCAGCAGCAAAATCTAAATTTGATGTATATCCATCTGCTTATGCAAATGGTTGGGCTGCAAAAAACTACAAAGAAAAAGGTGGTGGATGGTCTAGTTGCAATGAAAGTTTAGGAGAACTAAATGCATTACATGAGTGTTGGGATGGATATAGAGAAATTGGTGGTAAAATGAAAAATGGTAAAATGGTGCCAAATTGTGTACCTGTAAAGGAAGATATTGATAGTGATGCAGATGTAAATTATGGTCAAGTTGAACCAGAAGAATATGATGTGGATAACTATGATGATTATGAAGATTTCATAAAATTTATGAGAGGATATAGACAAGAATTATCAGAAGCAACTTGTCCATGTATGTTAGAAGCGGAATATCAAGGAAGAAATGTTCCATTGGGTAAACCAATGAGAGGGGATGTTAAGAAATTTAAAGTATATGTAAAAAATCCAGCAGGTAATGTGGTTAAGGTAAACTTTGGTGACCCTAATATGAGAATTAAAAAATCAAATCCAGATAGAAGAAGAAGTTTTAGAGCAAGACATAATTGTGATAACCCAGGACCAAGAACTAAAGCAAGATATTGG